ATATTACCATTGTTTAATGAATAAAATATAAATTATGAAACCCATTTTAAATAGCGAATTCGAAAGAGCATCTAGGATTGCTAAGAGATTAAACGACTACCACTTATTATTAGCTAATATCTACGAGAATTTAGTTGACCGTGATTTTAATATGGTTAGAAAAGAAACTCAAATTTTAATTATTGAATTAAGATATATACTAAAATCAACAGAAGAAGATGACTTTTGAAACAGAGCAAGACTTAAAGAGAGAACAAAAAGCTATAACTACATTTGTAGATACATTCGGTGGCTCGTTTAAAAAACTTGACCCACATGATATTGACTACAAAGTATTTGATAAAAGCGGAAATCTAATAGCATATGCTGAAGTGAAAGGAAGAATTAGAACCATGCACAATGCGTATCCACTTCCTGTAGCGGCAAGAAAGGCAGTAAAGCTTATAGATAAAAGATTGTCTCCTGTAATGATATGGTCTTGTGAAGATGGTATAATCTACGGAAAACTTAATAAATTAAAAGGAATAGCCAAGTGGGGTGGTCGTCCCCCACGTGTAGGCTCCTTTAATGATTTAGAGTTAATGATTTTCTATGATAAGCAAAAAGAATTAAAGTATGTTAGATTTGTCTAACTTCCTCCAAACATTATTTTATACATTTTAGGATTTGTTTTCTTAAGTTCTTCTTTGCTTATTTTTCCTTTTTCTTTTATCGGTTCTTTTTTATCAGTACCAAGTCCACCCGCTAGAATTGCATGTCCTAAAGACTCTAAAAATATTTTAGCAGTTTCATTATTTTTATTTTTATCATATTTTTCTTTAAAATAATGAGTTATCGCTTCCCCAACCGGTATAGGAGTTTGATTTCTCAATATATATTCCATAAAACCAATCCCTCTTTTCTTTTTATCTTTTCCTCCAATAAATGCTAATGGATTATTCATTACATCTTTTTTTAATGCAATATCAGTAACAGTTCCTGCAATAGGACTTAACATATATCTTCCTTGAGTTGACAAAGAATTCAATACACTAGATTTATGTTTTTCTCCAATCACTTGTTTATAGGATATTTCTCCAAGAGAAGCTAATAATTTATATGATTGGTCATTTGATTTAGTTAATGGAATATAACTACCATCTTCTAATTTTGTACATAAAAAATCAGGCTTAGTAGGGTCAGTAACATTTACTTTTTCTTTTGAACCTAATGTTGCCAATACAAATTGATTTAAAGCCAATGCCGCTGCATGAACTGCTAATCCTTCCATCTGCCTTCTTAATGTAATTTTAGCTACATATTTTTCTCCAACACTTGATTTACTATTTAATAAAGTACCCAATGCTCTAGTAGGATTCAATATTGTAGATTGGTATTTTGCAACAGTTAAATTCTTAGCAAACAATACTGTATTAGCTACTTCTTCTAAACCACCGAGATGACCTCTTGTGGTTACTCTCCCTGCTTCAGTTTTATATTTAGAAGAGCCACTTGAATAATTATATTCAGCAACTAAATTTTTTAAAAAATTAGGGTCTGATTTTATTATCTCAGGCGCTTTATTATATTGTTCGCTCATTTGAGATAGTCTAATTGCTTTTAAAGCAAAAAAAGCTCTTTCTCCTGCTGAATTAGATTTTCCTACTTCATATCCTGTATTATGAACCTCAGGATTAATATCTGCTCCTTCTTTTAAAAATAAATAATAATTAGGGTCAGCTAAGTGCACAATTTTAGCTTGCTCATAATATTTTTTACTAAACATATATTTATATTGATTTGTAAACATTTTCATAGAGTGACTATACTCAGATGGTCTTTTTAAACCACCAATTAAATGCGTCATAAATCCAACTCCACCGTGTCCATAAACTTTAATTTTACGAAACATATCAGGAATTGATTTTAATGCTAATACAAATTTAGGAGTATTTGCTTCTTTAATAAACTCCCTAGCTAAATTCTGAGCCTGATTGATTTTATTTCTTTTTTCATACATATCAACAGTAGTAACTCTTGATGATTTAGGTAATACAATAGCCTCCATAGTTTGTCTAACATTGTTTAATCCTAAATCTTCTGTTACCATTCTAACCATATCTGCAAATTCAACTCCTTTATCTAAGTATGTTTCTTTGGCATAATCCCAAATAGCTTTAGCTTGAGATGGATTAAATTTATTATCTGTCTTTCCTTTTAAATTTTCTCTTAATTTAATAAGTCTATCTTGATATTTAACATCTTTAAGAGTAGCTGTCAAATCAGATATCTCTTTAGCCCATACAGAACTTTCTTTAGTAGGTTTTACTTTTCCTGATTGAACATCGTCAATTTGTTTTTGTAGCTGTTTTATTCTTTGTTTTATTTTTTTATCTATATCATCAGTTTCTTTAGTAGATAAATCTATTTCCTTTTCTTTTTTACCATTTTTTTTCTCGTACTGTTCTGCTAATTCATCTTTAGCCTTAGATATTTTATCATAAGTATCTTGCAATTCTGTTTTAGCTTTAGCTATATCATCAGCAAGTTTCTGCACTAAATCAGATTGTTCCTTAGTAAGTTCATCTACATTTAATTCTTTCTTAAATTCATTTTCTAATTTATAAAAAGAACCGTCGTAAATATCTGTCTCACCCCTAAAGGCAGCACCTGTTTTACTCCAAGCAAGTTTAGTAGGAGCTATAACATCTTTATTAAATTTGTCAGCTTTTGCTTTGGCCTCGATATACTCAGGACTATCTATTCCTTTTTTATATGCTTCATTTACATCCTTTATTAATGTATCTTCAAAGTGAGCTCTTGCTACAGCCAATTCTTCAGCAGTAAGTACTTCTCCACTTTTTACTTTTTCTACAATAGCATCAATGTCCGCTCCTGCTTTTAATAGTTCACGACCTACTTGTACAGCATCTTCGCTATTCCAACCTTCACCGGGTACAGGGGCCTCTAATCCTAACTCGTTAGCAACCCTTTTCATTGATTCATTTCTAATACCAACCCTTAGAGATTCAGGTTCTTCAGTTGGCTTCTCTACAGGCTTAGGTTCTTCTATTGTAGTAATATCAGGAGTTTTTACTTCTAAAACTTTAGCAGGTTCAGCAGTAGGTATAGCATTTTTTTTATCGTAAAGTTTTTTTAACTTATTTGATGTTTTTTTTAGGTCTATTTTAGCCTCACTTAAGTCATCTTTATATGAATCAATGATATCCTGTTGGTCTTCTTTAAAGTTTTCAATTTGATATTTTATTTCTTCTATCTTATCTAACTTTTCATCTCGACTTAAAGATTTATCTTTTTTAACTTCTTCAAGTTCTTTTTTAATTTTTTCTTTTAATTCAACAATTCCCTCTTTAGTATTACTTTGTTCTGTTTTTATTTCATCTTGAATATCTTCAATTTTACTTTCGTAATAGTTTACATCATCTTCAAGTTGAGATATTTCTTTATTTAATTTATATAATTCTTTAGATTCTACAGTAGCAACCTCAGTAGGCTCCTCTACAGTAGCAACCTCAGTAGGCTTAGTTTCATTCCAATTTTCTATAACTTTAACTTTTCCAAAATCACGGACAAGTGCTTTTCTTGATTTAAATCTATCTAAGCTTTTATCTCCTACATTTTTTTCTATTGAACCATATTTTTTTGCTGATTCATTATCATATGTTCCAATATGCATAAGTTCTACTTCTGCATTAAAAAAGTTACGTTTACTAGGGTCTACTCTTGGATTTTCAAGAAGCTTATATACATATCTTTGACCATTCTCATCTCTAATATAAATATCTCCTACCTTTAATTCATTTGCATTTATTTCTTTTGTTTTATAATCTCTAGGATTTATTTTAGTTGGCTTATTTTCATTGGTAATTTTTTTATTTAAAATATCTATAGCCTGTTCCTTAGTCAGATTATTTTTTCTTGCAATACCATCATTAGCTCTTTTATCAGGGAATGATATATTATAAGTATCTCCTACCTTAGAAATATAAGTTTTTTCAGCAATTTCAATAGGAGCTCCCACACCACTTAAATCTGATTTAGCTTTTTCATCTATTGCAGTTATAAATTCTTCAGCAGTTTTTGGTCCTTCAGGAGTAACCTCAGTAGGCTTTACTTCTTCAGTAACTACTTCTTGCGGTTGAGATTCAATTCTTTTTACTTCATCTAATTTAGCCTGTGCTTCTTCTTTGGTTTTAAAAGTCAAAGGATTGCCATCTAAATCAGTTATTGTTTTCATAGATGGATTATTACCTTCTGATGCAGGGGTATAGTTTCCAATTAAAAACTCTCCATTATTTTCCTGAACAGTCATATTAGGAACGTCTTGGTCAAAATAAGTTTTATAATCCTTTACTTCTTGCGGTTGCGCATTAGTGATAGTTTGTTCGGTAGGGATTTCAGGTTTGGCGTTTCCTTCGCCCACTTTTTGCAGTCCCAATTCGGGTTGTTCTGTGCGTAGCACGCTTTCATTTGTTCTTTGCTTTTGAATGGCATCTTGTTCTTTTTTAAGGGTTTCTAAATTATTTATTTCAGTATCTATTTCGGCAATTCTAGGATTATTATCATCTTTAATTGTCTCTAATTCAGATTCTAGTTTAGCTATTTTTACTTCAGGAGTTTCTATAACTGCATTATTTGTCAAGTCAGTTAACTCTGTATTTAAACCTTCTAATATTTGTCTTTTTTCATCTATATTAGTCTTAGCAGTATCTCTATCTGCTTGGGATTCTAAGTCTGTAAATCCTAATGATGCTTCGTCTAAACTAGCTTGAGCTTCAGATATTTTAGTGTTTAATTCTTTTTTCTTTAAACCAAGTTCAGAATTATCGAAATAATCAGCAATAGCAGCTGCTTTTTTAGTATAAAAACTTTTTTGGTCATCATTAAGGTCTTCATTATTATTGATATCTTCAATAACAGCATCTTTATTTTCTACTATATTATTTATAGTAGTATGAGCATCCAATTGATTTTGAATTTTTAATGCTTGGTCTCCTAATTTTTTCTTTAACTCTAAATCAGGTTCTTTAAGAATAGCATCTCTCAATTGGTTTCTTGATTCTGTCAAATCTTTTACATCAGTTTCTGTTAGATTTTCATTATGTGCTATTTCTAAATTATCTTTAGTTTCATTTAATACTCTAACATAAGAACCTAATGGGTCAGTCTTTAAAACATTATCATAATAATGATTAAGTTCATTATGATTCTTATATAAACTTCCTGCATGAAGTAAACTAAATCCAATACCCATTGCTGCTTCTTGAGTCACTTCTCCTTTTGACAATAATCTTTGTTCAGTAATACCTGTTCTTAAAGCTCTAGCAGTAGTAAATACACCTGCTGTAGCTAAGGGATTAACTATAGCTGTAGCAACTGCACTATTGACTCCTGCCTTAGCTACTTGTTTGGCTATTACGGGAGTTACTTTTCCTGTAATTTCACCTAAACCATGTAGATATAAGCCTTCTGCGAATCCTTCTATACCTCCTTTTAATCCTTGTATAAAAGTATTATCATTCTCTTTTGCATTAGCCATAGCCTCTGTAGCGCCTTTTGCAGCCATTATCTTTGTCATTGCTGACTTTGCTCCTTCTTCTAAAAATTTAACTGCTTTAGGGGCATATTTTTTAATTAAAGGTTTTGCTTCAGTTACAGCCTTTTCAGTCCATAAAGTAGCTTTTCCTATTGCAGGCTCAGGATTTTCTAAAAGTGCTGCTCCTAATATTTCAGGTACAAATCCAACTACTCCTTTTGCAACTTCTGTAGGTAAATTTCCTTCAGGTAAAGATTCTTTTTGATACTTATCAATTCTTTTTATAGCATTTTGAATATGCGCAGAACCAAGACCTAGACCTGCTGTAAGAAGATTCTTTTGGTCTTGTGGTAAAGCAGAATTTATTATTTTGGAAATAAGACCTTGTTGCTCAGCAGGTTTATAAGTCTCTGTTGCACCTTTACTTGCCATATTTTGCTTAACAGCATCAGTAATAGGAGTAGCAGTATCAGGTACTTTATCATCAAAAAATCCTGTTTCTTTCAACATATTTTTTGAAGAGTTTATAATATTATCGGCCCAAGTAAGGGCAGTCTTTGCTCCTTCAGATTCAAGAGCACCTAAATAATTTGCTGTCTTTTTAAAAACACCGTCTTCATTTTGTGACTGCGTAGCCAATGAACCAACTGCCGAAGGTGATTCCGTAGTATTTTGTTGAGGAATTTGAGTATTTGATTCCCCAATACCTTTTTTTTTTACGTCTGTATCAAAATTAACTTGATTTGAATATTGAGGATATTTTTCAACCATTTTTTTAGCCAATGTAAGGTCATCAACATTTGCATATTGAGGATATTTAGCTTTTACTTTTTGAGCAAATTCTTGTGGAGTAATTGGATTTTGAGTATCTTCTTCCATAATATTATAATCCCAATCCTAATGGGTCGTTATTTGAGTTTGTATTATTTGTAGCAGGAGTAACAGGAGGAGTTGGAGTTCCTAGTGTAGCTTGATATTGTCTTTTATAGTAATCTTTTGCTTCTTTAATGTCATAGAAATTATATCCCGGATTCTCAGGATTAGGTATCTTCCTTACCATTGTCGACAAAAGAGGAGCGCTATCAATATCGTTTTTTAAAAATTTATTTTTCTTAATAATAGTTGAACTTTCTGTGCCTGTAGTTCCTTCTGCTTCTGTCTTATTTCCTGAAGATTCCCTACCTAATATTTGGTATCCTTTAAGCTCAAGAGCTCCATTGCTATTATTATATCCTATATTAGTTATTACGTTTTGTATTCCTTTACCTTCATTACTAACTAAGTGCTCAATTCTTTGAGATACTCCGTCAATTGGTTTACCTTGAGGACTAACTCCTTTTGTTCTAAGAATTTCTCCAACTACTATTGGCTCAACTGCTTTACTTGCGGCAGTAGGAGCTCTGAATTCTGCTTCTGCCGCTGCTCTTGTTCTTGCTGATTCTTGTAATTGACTTTGAGATGTCATGGACATTTTTACTTCACTATCCATCTTACTCAATATGTTTGTTCTAACCCAATCAGAAGCTTCTTTTTTCTGAGCCTGATAATTAGGACCACTAGCATCTAAAGCAGTCATTGAAGTAGTAGGGTCAACTTTTACAAGTATTTTATTTTTATCAGTAGCGGCTTCTGATTTGCTAAACGTAAAAGATTTATCATTATATTTTCCTAAGTTCTCAGTTAATACTGAACTTAAATTATATTCATTAGAAAAATAAGAACCAATTTGTTGGTCTATAGCATCATTCATACTCTTAACTGTTCTTGCAAATTCAGGATGATTTTTCATAGCCCCTATTCCTAAAAATTCAGTAATACTACCTGCTCTAGCAGTATTTGCCGCTCTATACAACACATCTTTTCTATCCCCAAAAGCTTTAACAGAGTCATTAGTTGCTTTCTCAACATCGAATGTAGGTATATCGTGAGCTATTTTACCCGCAATAACTCCTACGGGAGCTATGTCTTTAGAAAGAACACGCACTGTTTTACCATCAATTACTTTGTCCTCCATTAAACCAATGCCTACAGTTCCGTCAAAAGGATTTATAATAGCTTTTGAGTTATTAAAATTAGCATATCCTTCAACCATAGACATATTGAATATATTCATAGATTGTAATACACCTGAAGTGACACCATCCATTTTATCCTTAAATTTTTCTTGATATGCTTTCGAAAGGTCAAATAATGCTTTTGTGCCATCCATTTGGTTTTGCATCCTTAAAGTCTTATCTCTTTCGCTCATCTGACCTCTCTTGAACAAGTTGTCATCAATTCTAATTTGTTCAATTACATCGTGAGAATAATTATTTATAAATGTATTTGCACTTTCATTTTCTCCTTGAGGAGCTATTGATGCATCATTTATTGATTTACGAGTAGCTTGGTCATACGCATCTTTCTTTTCTTCACGAAGACGATTTGTCTCTAATAACATTCCGCTAACGCTTTTTCCTACTGCATACCAATCTGTTTGATTACTTGCGTCTCTTTCTGCGTACTTATATCCTAAAGGCATAGTTTATTTTTTTAAATATTAAAATCCAACCCCACTTGAGTTTTGACCAAATGGATTATAGTAATTTTGATTAAATGGATTATAGTAATTAGGGTTTAATTGTTGAGCATTTGGAACTTGCGCTGTAGGTGTAGAATAATTTGTAGTCATAGGCATAAAAGGATTATAAGTTAAATTACCTATCCCATTTGAGGTAGTTCTTCCCGCTTGAGTAAGACCTCCTTCAGGCATCACTGACTGTACTTCTTTTCTTCCCTGATTAAGATACAAAGGCATCATATTTACTCCTTGTTGAAGCATATCGCCAACTCCTGCCAATGCCTGAGCTTTTGCTTGGGCCGCATCTGTTTCTGCTTGTTTAGCTATTTCTTGTTGACCTGCAACTTCTCCTAAATCTAATTGAACGTTTAAATCTCTAAGACGACTTTGCTCTGCAATTTGTCTTTGAGTAATAGCTGATGACTCAGCGCTTTGACGTGTTGTAATACCCGCTTGCTGTAAATTCTGACCCATCGCAACTAATCCCGCAGTAGGTACGCCACCTCTTTCACTTTCAGCTCCCGCTTCAATTTGTTTAGAACCTAAAGAAAGCATAGCATCTCTCTCTAATTCATAAGGTGTTTTATTAATCGCTTCTTGAAGAGCAAAGTTTTGTTGTAGTTTTGCTCTAGCTGATGCCATTGCTTTAGCTGCATCTGCTTCTGCCTGTTTCTGCTTTGTTTTTTGTGCTCCTGCTTGCGCAAAAGACATTCCTGTCGAAGCTCCTGCTATTGCTAAACTGCCTAGTGCTATTGCTGTTGTTGTTGCTATTGCCATTTTATAATATTTTTATCATTTCACTTGTGTAACTATCTCCTTTTGACCATCCTAAATCCTGATAGGTTTTTATTAAACTTTGATTCTTAATTAAAGCGTATCCGTATTTACTTCCTGTATTTTTACTTATATTAGTAAGAGACTCTATTAATAACTTAATAGCTTCCCTTCTCTTGTCTTTTATTTTATATTCTTTATTTGAAACAATCCAATCTACCCAAGCCACACTTGAGTTAGTCATGTATATGAAACCTGCGCAAATTGGTATATCTCCATCATAAACTATAATACCTCCTTTGCCATCATCAGGCAAAAAATCTTTAGCAGGTGCTGTCCAATTCCATTGTGCCCACCATCCTATAAGAATTTCTTGATAATCATTTTCATTTAGACCTCTAATAGTTAGTTCCATATAGCACAAAGATATTAAATTTAAGGATAACTTTTCATTATATTAGCCTGAACTGCGAGAAGTTCAACTTTGCTAGTTGAATTATTTGTAGCTGTAAATGTACAATAATGTCCTAACACTCCATGCGATTCTGCCACAGAATTTTTAATATATAAAAAATAAGCATTTTGAACAGGTATTGGAACTGTCGTATATCCCGGAACTGTTGTGGTAATAACTATTCTATTTATACCATTAGGGTAGTCAGAATTTACAGCGGTTACTTTTCCTGCAAGCAAAGGAGTATTAGAAGGCGATTGAAAGAAATATAACAAATCACCAATACTAATTATATTTCCTACTGCTACAAGTGGATTAATTGAAAAATTAATTGTAGTTCCTGATGTAACAGAAGAACTACTACCTATCCCATTTAAACTTCTTAAGGCCAATTCTCCTATTGAGTTATTTCTAATAAATGCAAAATAAGACGCTTCTTTCTTTTGAAACCAAGTGTAGTCAATATATCCCGAATATTGCAAGTCAGTTTGTAAAGTAATACCCCAAAGTGAATCTCCTTGAAGAGTTATTGTTTTGAACAATTTATTCTCAAGAACGGAATTATTAAATACGCTAGTAATACTACTAGGAGTATATGCTCCTGATGAATTACCCATCCTAGTCCACCAATCTTGGTAAAATGTATTACGAGATTCGTTTACATTGTGTCTATAAATATTACCTCCTTTAAATGTATAGAAATAATTGTTCATTCCAATCATCCAATCAGGTTGATAAGAGTAGTATGATACCCATCCTGTAACTCCTTCACTATATGATAATGTATAATTTGGCATAGTTATTTTTAAATTTATATTTTTAGCATGGACTACCTATACTTGATATCATATCAATTGCTCCACTAGTTATTGAATACACACTAACTCCTTTTCTAAATCCACTTATGGTAGTCAATGTAGTTAAAGCAGCATCTGTATATAAATCAACATCAACAGCTAATACGCTTACACTTGCATAAAGAGTTATAGAACCTGAACTTGTAAATCCTGTTGTTCCTCCTGAGCAAGTAACGGTTCCTTGTTGACCTACAAACGAGTAAGTAGTACAATTACAAGTTTGCTGAGGTAATAATACTCCATCAACTAATTGTCTTACTATACCTGCTTGAGAATAAAATCCATTAGCCGCAAAAGTAGTTAAACTAGAATTAGTAAAAATAGAAGTTGCAGTAGAAAAAGATGAACTTGTATAATATGTTGAAGTGGTACAATGACAACAACCATCAAATATACTAGTAGAAGCGTAGCATAAAGATTGCGCTATAGAGCTTCTCAAATCCCAAATCAAATAAAGATATTGTCCGCTTGAACTTGCAGGAACTGTAAAATTAGCGCTGTATAGTGGAGATACTCCTGTAATAGGAGTCGCTACCGTAGATGCCGATAATAAACTATTTATTTGCGAAGTGGTATTAGTATATAGTGTTGAACTTCTTAAATATCTAAATTTATTTTGTGATGGATTAAATACGTAATTATCAGGAGGTATTTGATTAGAAGATAATATCATCGTACTACCTTGAGGAGGGAATCCACCTGTTCCTACATTACCTAACGTTACATTATATCTTGATACCAACGGATTATTTGTTCCGCTTTCAAATAAAACTAAATTAGATAATAGAGGGCCTATAAAAGTTCCACTAGTATATCTATATTGACTATGTATAGTTTGCCCTGATTGTTCATCATTAGTTACTACTACCTCAATTATTGTCATTGATTCAGGAACACAACAATTAGCAAGAACAGCTACAACCATATCTAAATTATACTCGAGTGTTATCTGTGCGGTTTGTATAGATACATTGTTTTTATTAAATGAAATACTTCCATTAACTTTAGTAACGGTTGAAGTAGTTATAACTCCATTATAATTTACAGATACTTTTAATCCTCCTGTTCCTGCCTCTATATTAGAAAATACCCAATTGATTTGAGTTTGACCAACAACAGAACCTAAATCAACACAATATACTTCTTGTTTTGTTTCGTGAGCAACACTAGTAGATAATGTAAATGTTTGTGATATACCACAACCTACGCATTTAGCATTGATAGGTAATAATATATCATTACTTGATAATATATATTCATTCATATATGGGTCAAAACAACCGAGCTTTTGAGTGTTGAAAGAAGTGTTAAACATATCTCTAAACCAAGTTCTCATATTGTTATTTGATACCACAGATAACTCTTCATTTTGAGTTTCTCCTCCTCTTAATTGAATAACCGTACCACGTTTTGCATCAGTAAAATATCTATCGTAACCCCATTGAATATAACTCTCAGGATTAAAACTAATACCGTACTTTTCAGTACGTGCTATTTGAGTTCCTAATACCTCAGGAGTGGCTGAAATTATTCCTCCTACAGCAGCATCAGATAATAAATTTTTACCCGCTAAAACGTAAGATATTTTATCTTCTTGTAAAGTAAGAACATCTGTATTTCTTCCGTCCAATAATTGTATCTCTCCAAAAGAAGTTTCACAATGTTTGAAATTAGATAGTCCTGAGTTAAATTCGTTTAATTTATTTATGTTGGTTTCTCCATTATAAATTCCACTATATGTAATATCTGAAAATCTATCTGCTTCTTTATAATCTTGAATTGTTACTGTAGTAACTCTTTGGCCAAAATTAAAGGAATTACCAATAATAGAATCACGTATTTTATAACTCTCAGCGCCATTCCCGAAAGCAAAACAATTAAAGAAATTAGTATCAATAATAGCCGGTATGTTAGAATCTATAGCTTGATTTTGAATATTACCCTCATGGTTTCCATTTTCATCAATAGCGAATGATAGTTCATTTTCATAAAATAAATTAGGCAAAGCATTAGTAGGTTCCGTTTCAAATATTATTGTATTTTCCGCACGAAATACTTCTATGTTAGCTGTAATATAAATTCTACGAGAATATAGGTAATTATAACCCGTACAACTATTTGTACTACTAAACATAATACTAAGTTCATTTGTAACAGCATTTCTATAAAATTGCCAATAATTAATATTAACATTTGTATTAGTCAATGGAGTAGATGTACCGGGAATAAATTGATTAATCTCGTTATCTCCTTTGTTAACACCTGAATTTATAGTAAGTTTAATATTGTCTCCAATAAACCAATCGTATATTATCATAGTCAGTAGACGCAGTATATACTTTATCTAATGTATATCCTCTTTGCTCGCAAGCTCCTCCTACACCTGCTCTATTCCAATCAACATACCATTCAATTCTACTACCCGCAGGTATGTTATAATCAACATGGGTCCATGTAGGATGAGCGGGGTCAGTACCTGCTACATTCATAGGATAGCTTAATATTGCAGAGTTTCCTTGTGCTGCCCATATAGAAAATTTTCCCGGTGCTACAAAAGCATTTTCTGTTTGCGCTAAATTAAAAGTATTAGGATTAACTTTCATGTATAATCCTGCGGGTACATTTATATTTTTAGTAGGGTCTAAAGTGCTTTTTATCTCAATAAATTGTTTTGCTTGCGCTGTTTTCTCAAGAACAGTAGTATAGGCACAACTTGAAACAGGTCCCGATGTATCAGCCTTGATAATTAACCTATCTCCTACTTCTATTTTTTTAGTATTTTCGCCTTCTAGTAAAAGCCATGCTTCATTAGTCTCAGGATTTACAAAAAATAAATTACTATAAATAGTCTCATATTTATCAGCATCAGGTTTAATTACAAATTTATATCTCTTAGCCCAACTTGGAGCTCTTTGAGTTATAGGTATAGTAACTTGAATACTATTTTTATTTAAAGAATATCCACAAGGAATATGCTGTGCATTATTTGTGCTTACTAAAGCTGATGTAGCTCTATTAAATTCATCCATGTATACAATACCGACCTCATATCCTCTATTACTATGTAAACTAGAAGGGTTTGCTATTTCTTGAAATACAACTTTTGCATAAGTTACTTTATAATATTCATAAGCCATTTTTGTTGGAGTTGTAATATTATCAACATATTCCATTGAAGGAAATTGAAGTCCAATAATAGTACTAGCGGGAGTTGTTACTATTTTTATAGGTTCTAAAATAGCATTGATACCACTACCATATTTTGTCCATACAGTACCTGTTCCTAAATTTAAAGGTAGAGCACAATTAAAAGTATCTGTAAATGTAACACCATTACAAGATGTTGCTACAGGAAGTATATTTAAAACAGTTCCTATTGCATTTTGAAATTCGGGACTTGAAGCTAATTGATAAACAGATGTATATGAAGTAGTTAGTAAATAACTAAAAGATAAAGTAATTAAATCTGTATTTTGATTAGGAGCAGGAGTATAACCTGTCCATTGAGAATGAGATATAGAAACGTCCAATGATATAAAAGAACCTTCAACTAAATCAATTCCTGCTAAGTCAAATAACAAAGTAGAATCAGACACAGACAGTCCTGCTCTTGAAGGGTCTATATTGTACACTCCTGCACTTAAAGAATCTGTAAGAGTAGTATTACCAATTGGCACACTAATTAATTGCGTAAAATATTCAAGTTTTGTTGGAATTCCATTTTTATCAATTAAGTCATATCCTTCTACGTAATTACCATACATTAATCTATTACCCATTAAAGTTTGAGCCTTAGCAAAACGAGGAACGTTATCATAAAGTCTTAATATTTCATCCTCATTTAATATGGTATATATTTTACTATTGTTAAATGAATAAGTATAAACTTGATTATTAGCAAGACCTGCATCAGTCTTATTTATTTTTTGAATAACTTTTAATATATTGCTCTCTGCTTGTTTAAATAACAAGTCAATACCAACTACAAGAGGGCCCCCTGAATTATAACTTACAATTACTGTATTATAATAATTAGTCATACCTTCATTTAGCATACTATTGATATCAAATTTAAACTGACTAGGAATAAATGCAATATCGGACCACTGAGACGTAGCCGAATACTCTCCATCTATATATTTATATCTATAAGCAAAAGAAATAAATCTAGTTTTTAGAAAGTTCTCTTGACCACTAGTTAATATAGGTTGAATTGAAGGAGATTGCGTAGGTGGTTTTTTTATTACAAGAATAGATTCTGCGCTAAATTGGTCAACATTACTAATTGGATTAGCATAATTTCTATTTATATTTATAAATCTTGGAGCATTATAATCATCTGTCCAAAATAATAGGTCATTAATTATATTTACTCCCGTTATAAGATACGCTGAATTGAAATTTAGTATGGTATTTAAACCATTTCCGTCATTTATGCTTATAATATGATACACTAGTATATCTGTCAACATATTATAAGATACAAGCAAATCAAGTTTTCCTGTTGGACTAGCAATAAATGAAGAATCGTGAACAAACCAATATATAGTTTCATTAGCACTATCTTCAACAGCGCCTATACATTTTGCATCAGTACTTAATAAAGTTCCATTTATATAGGATAACGATGTCAGTGAAAGATTTCCTTTTGAATTCTCAATAACTCCTACTTCAGAATTTTCAGTAGAACCCATTCTAATATTCATAGCGTCAACGTATTCTCCATCAGGAAGAAGTCGTTGGTCAACTATTTTATTCATTCTACCTGATAAAAAATTTCTTGTAAAATCTGTCATATTATTTAATTATCTTATCCATACCTCTTAAATTCATTAAAAGTCTTCCCGGATGAATATTACTAATTCTTATTTTTGCGTTCATTAGAAGAGCTCTCCTGTCTTTTTTAGCACGCTGTATTACATATTCTTGGACTCCAAATTTAGAGTTTAATATTTCATATTTTATAGCGGCATAAATATATTGTTCAAATAACTTATTAACTGTAATTAATGAATTATCTCCTCCCTCCATACCATCGGAAACATACTCAAGAATACATACTTCTCCTGCCATGCTTGAGTCAAAATTAATAACACCTGCTTTCTTGTCTATTTTAAAAGTAGGGTTAAAGTTAGCTGTCTCTGTATTTAAGCCAAACGCAGTATTTATACCATAGTCAAAATACCACATCCCTTCAAAATACCAACCTTCAGCACCGTTGAATTGATTATCCTGATTTACATAAATACTTTTTTTGGTTTTAGTAAGTCTATCAAAATCAATAGTAGAATATTGAGGCTTAAGTATATTACCATTTTGGTCAAATAATATATTCCCTTGTTGGTCTTGCAAATAAGCATTGGAGGATATTGCTTGAATATTCTCAGTAAGAGGTCTTAACCATCCATCTTTATATAATGATATTCTAACCCAATTCACGTAGTCAGATGGAAGTACATATCTTAATGAGTCAGCTACACTTAGTTCTAATACTTTTACTTCTTTAAAAGCATCATAATTAAGTTCTTGTATTGCTCGTTTTGCATGAAATATAATTTTATATCGTTCTTCATTATTCACTAATGAGTGATTTCCTGAGTACATTAATAGAAAATTATTTACTATATCATCTAAGCTAACATATTGATAAGAACCCCAATTTGCATCTTGAGGTTCATTACCATTATTATCATAATATTGATATTCAGATATATACGCCATTTTTTATTTTTATTATTATTATTGTTGCATACTGAAACTTGGTTGCTCGTGCTGTTGTTGAGCAGTTCCAAATTGAGACACTTCTATTTCACGAAGTGATATACCAAAGTACTCAAGCATTTTTGTTACTAACTTATAACCATCTTCGTTTGGCAATTCAAAATCTTGATAATCAGGTTGTGATTGGTCAAATACAGGTTCCCCACTATTCAACGATATATAAGTCCATTTAGGAACTTTTGGATATCTAAAATACACTGCCTGAACTTTTCCTTTTGCATCTATAGTATCAGGATATAACTTAATTGTAGTTCCTTCTAAAGTATATGATGGATAAAACTCAGAAGGACTTGTTAAAGATGAGTTATTAAGCATTGTTATTTTACTAAGGCTAACTTTATCAGCTTCTTTTAAATTTTTTGAATAAATATTATATGTTTGTCCTGATGCTGTAAAAATATTTGAGCTTAATGCTAATGAGGCATTTGAACTAATAACTGAAATTGTAGCAATAGCACCTGTATTTTGATTAACAACAGTATCTCCTACAGATAATCCATCAGATAAAAATGATGCAGTAGAGTCTATAAGTAACCCTGATACTGAAGCTGTAGTTGTACCTGATGCAAGCTTATTAGTATGACATAGTATTTTTAAAATATAATAAGCATCATTACCTACAGTAGTAACAGTAGGCGTAGAGAATGAACTTCCTCCTAAATTTACTAAATAATCTGTAACTAAGAATGACTCTAATGTTTCAGCTATAGGTTGTGCCACATCGGCATAATCAGTCCCTGATACACGAGTATTTTCGGCATTTATAGTTTTATTAAAACTACTATAATATTCTTCATATATTTCCATTTGTGCGTTAGCCGCAATCAAATTAAAATCTGAAGGAGAAACATATCCGTAATTATTTTTATTTAGTATTGTTAATACTGAATTTCTAACTTCGTTTATCATTTTAAATCTTTTTACAAATATACATAAAAAAAAA